GATGTGGTAGTAAAAGCATTTGGTCTCATATATGAAGGTATAGGGATTGTAGGACAAGGCATAGGCAAACTCATAGAAATAACCACAGGTGTTGATAGTGTAAGCAATTTCTTTGAAAATATTACAAAGGCCGCAAATAAATTAAGAACAGAAGGCTTAGATGCAATTGATGATGTATCAACAGAATTAGGCACATTTATACCTGTATCAACTGCCAGAGATGCTGTCGACCAATTGGTAGATGACTTCACAACAGGTGGGGCCAAGATTCGTGCAGATGCACAAAAAACAGCCGATGCCGCAAAAGGCCTAGGTGATGATTTAGCAATTAACTTAGGTAGTGGTGCAATAGATGCCTCCGCCGCAATAGCACAGTTAAGCAAAGATTCCGGAGAATTAGCCGCATCATTATACAATTTATTAGGTGGTGCAAATCCAGGTGGTCTTACAGTTGAAGAAATAGGCAAACAAATAGCAGACGCATTTGCAAAAGATACTAAGATAATGGATGCCATGGCAACATCTGCTGGAAGGGTAAAAATAGCAATGGGCAGTATCGAAGGTGTATTTAGAAACACAATTCCGACTACTCAAGAATATAATACTGCTATAAAATTTTTATTAGATAATTTAAAATTTAGTTTACCTGAAATAACATCATTAATTAACAAATTAGATGAAGAATTTAAAAATCAAGAAGGTTTAAGAAACTTCTTAGATACAATTGGACAAGCACAAAAAAGATTAAGTACAGATCTAGCAACAGCATTATTAGAAGGAAAAAGTGCTGGTGAATCATTTAGAACATTCTTTAAAACATTAACCACACAAATTATAGCAGATGCATTGAGATTAATGATCATACAACCTATACTGACCAGTATATTTGGTTTACAATTTGGTTCAGGTGGTAGTGTAACAGGTATGGACTTTGGTGGTTCATTCCTAGGTGGTATATTTGGTGGTGGTAAAGCAAATGGTGGTCCTGTTATGAGAAACAGACCTTATTTGGTTGGCGAAAAAGGACCAGAAATATTTGTACCTAATTCAATGGGAGGTATAGTACCTAATCATGCAATGGGTGGCACAAATGTCACATACAACATAAACGCCGTAGATGCACCAAGTTTTCAACAGTTAGTAGCAAGTGATCCAGAATTTATATTTGCAGTAACACAAGCAGGTGCTAGAAGGTTACCAGGAGGATAAACATGTCATTTCAAACAATCATAGACAATGCAACATACATCACAATAGATAGGCAAAAAGTCACCAGTTTCACAGTGAGTAGAAGTGGCAGAGTAAAAACAGCAGAAAGAGGCCAAGGCATATACAGATTTAGTGTGGGTTCTCCACAAGGTCTAAAGTATAGCACAAATAGAAATTTATTAGAAGATTTAGATAATGCAAGTAGAACCACAATGGAAACTATTGATATAGGTAGCACAAATGCAAATATGGCTTATATCACAGAATATCAAGGCAATTTATCTCAACCTCAATTAGATCAAATTATCACTGCCGGCAACGATTTAACAGTAGGCGAAGCAAACATATATCTCAATACCGTAAATGTCACAGGTTCACCAAGTGGTACATTATTCAAGAAAGGTGATTACATACAACCAAAAGGTACTGTAGGTACATATCCTTATCCGTATACAATCACAGAAGATATAGCATGGAGCAGTAGTGCAAGTTTGAGAGTACCTGTACACAGAGGTCTATTGCCTTATACAGCAGATACACCTGTGGGAGTAAACATAACTCCTAAATTTGGTAAAGATGTAACATTTCAAGTAAAAGCCTTAACTTCGCCAACATATAGTGTAGTACCACACAATCTTATAGAATTTAGTGGTGATTTTGAATTCGTGGAGATAATTGAGTAATGAGTACTGTTATCACAGAAGTACAAGGCACTAACATTGCACCTATCACACTGATTGATCTCACAATTGATACCACAACATATCACATAAGCAGTCATTATATACCTGTCACTATAGGCACAGGACCTAGTGCAATCACATATAATGAATTAGGTAATTTCTTAAATGTAAATGAAATAGTAGATGATTTGAAATATAACACAGGTGATTTACAAGTAACACTAAGTGGTATACCAAGCAATCAAGACTATGTTGGTCTTATACTTGCAAATCCTGTAAAAGGCAGTAATGTTGTAGTTAAAAGAGCATTTGTAGACACAGAAAGTTTACAATTAACCAGCAATATTTACACAAGATTCAGTGGTGTTATATCAAATTATAATATCAATGAAAGTTTCAATTATCTAAGCAAACAAAATGATTATACAGTCACAATAACAGTAGCCAGTTTAACCACTGTTTTGAAAAACAAAATAACAGGACAAAGAACAAATCCAGACGAACGCAAAAGAATTTATCCCAATGATAAAAGTTTTGACAGAATACCTATACTGTATAACACCAGTTTTGACTTTGGTAAAGAATATGCACCAGGCACTACTGGCGGTTATAATGGTGGTGGATCTGGTGGCGGTGGTTCTTCAGGTGGAGGCGGTGGAGGTAACCGTGGACGATTTAGAGACGCACGGGAAAGATAATGATCAAGATAGCACAAGAAAGTGATTTTGCAGAAATCAAAAGAATGTTTATAAATTTTGCAAACAGTTCACCTGTGGAATTTTTGCACAACCCAGAATATGACAATAACTATATAGATACATTATTATATAGTATAAAAAAAGTAGGTGTGCTGTTGATAGCAACTCACAAAGATGTAGGCGTAGGATTCTTTATAGCCATGCCAGCACCAGATATCTGGTTACCCAAAGTAAAACCAGTGTTGAGAGAAATGGCTTGGTGGGTTGAACCAGAGCATAGAGCAGGTACAACAGGTGGCAAATTGTTTCTCAAATATTTAGAAATAGCAAAAAAACAAAAATCTCAAGGTGAAATATCAGGATACACAATGACATTGATGGACCAATCACCCGATATCAAATTAGACAAATGGGGATTCAAGCCAATTGAAACAGTATATTATGCAGAACAGGAGTAATTAATGGCAGTATTTACAGCAATAGGAGCCGCAGTAGCAAGTGCCTTAAGTTTAACAGGTACATTTGCCACTATAGCAGGTATAGGACTTAGTTTTGCAGGTACACTTGTAGCAGGTGTTGTAGCCGCAGGTTTAGGTTTTGCAACAAGTAAATTATTAGGTGTATTTGATGTACCTACGCCAGGCATAGGTACTACACCTGTTAATGGCAGTAAAGTACAAGTAGCACCAAGCACAGATAATAAAATAGGAATTGCTTTTGGTAAAAACTTCATGAGTGGACCTATAACTGATGTAGCAATATCTAATGAAAACCAAACTATGCACTACTGTATACTGTTAAGTGAATACATAGATGGTGCCACGTACTCTGTTGACGATATATACTGGGGTGATGCAATATTACAATTTAATCAACACATAGTTACAGGTTACTCAGATCCTAATGCTACTGCTAACCAAGATTGGAACAATAAAATACGCATAAGAGTATATGCAGGTAGTACAAATAGTGGTGATCAAATATTCCCTTCAGTTGGATTTAAGCAAAGTGCAATCACAATGATGCCACACTGGACAGATATCACAAATTACAGCATGGAAGGATTGGTATTTGCCATGGTTGAAGTGGATTATGATGCAGAAAATGGCTTAACAGGTTTAGGTCAAATGACTTTTGAAATGGAAAATGATATAACCAATCCAGGTGATGCACTAATAAGATATTTAAACAATGATAGATGGGGTTGTGGATTATCAAACAGTTTAATCGATGTAACCAGCATAACAGGAACAGCAAATACCTCAATGAAAGGATTCTGTAATGAACTTGTATCATACACAAACATTGCAAATGTAACAGCCAACATTGCACGTTATGAAATCAATGGTTATTTGAGTACTTTTGATACCAATATGGACAACATTGACAAGATTTGTCAAAATTCAGGTACTTTCTTTGCATTTGATGGCAAGCAAGGCAAATTTAAAACAATACCAAATAGAGAATTGACTACAAATGAATTAGCAAACTGTTTTGTACTCGATGATGATAACATAGTAAGTAAAATATCAGTAAGTAGCACAGAATTATACAACATGTTCAACCAAGTTGAAGTCAGTTTTGCAGATAGAAACAGAAAAGATCAAACAAATACTGTATTCTTAGAAACACCCAGTGGTGATCGTAATCCCAATGAGCCAGATAATCCATTAGAATTCCGTGCAGAATTAGTTAACAACAATATACATGCAGAATTATTAGGAAATATAGAATTAAATCAAAGTAGAAATGGTATGGTGTGTCAATTGACTGGTGATTATAGCACATTACAAATAGATGCTGGTGATGTGGTAAAAGTAAACAACACAGATTTTGGTTTCAATAACAAATTATTCAAAGTAATGAGGTCAAAAGAAAAATTAACTGAAAATGCAATGATAACTTGTGAAATGACTCTGTTAGAATACACAGATACCAATTATGTAGCACCAACAATCACAGAATCAACAAAAAGAACACCAGAAGATGATCCCACAGATATTTTAGATATCAGAGAACATCCATTATACTTGCCGGCTAATGGTTTAGAAAACAAAATGTTTGGTATACCTCAAACAACCACATCAGGTAGTGGTACAGGTGCAAAATTCATTATCAGAAAAGACATAGCATCTGGAGTATACGCAAATGTCACTATAAATCCAGATCAGCCAGGTAGTGGTTATGCAAATGCAGATACTGTTACAATATCAGGAAAGTATTTAGGTGGTTGGGAGCCTGACCACAATTTAAGTTTTCAAGTTGCAGGTGTTGGTGCAGGTGGAGAATTGTCAAAAACACTTAATGGCATACAAAATATCACAGGTAATGCTGTGGTAGTTAATCAAGAGGCATACAGTGGTTCAGTCACTAGATTTAATTTAGCACAATATAGTGCAGGCGGACAAGTAGACTTTGCACCTGCTACTAATGTAAATTTAACCAGTAATACAGCAGTATTTAGAGAAATAGCACCTAGAGTACCAGTTGATTTAGCAAACATTGAAAATGGTACATATACTGTACTCACAAACAGTTCACCACTAGGACAAACACCTGCCAGTGGTTTTGCAGATTTTGGCTTCCGTTTTGGTATAGATGTTAATTTTGCAAATGGTCAAACCATAGAAAATTTTGTAAGCACTGGTCAAACATATGAGAATTTTGATACCATACCAACTGTGGTAAATGCACAAGGCGAGTTTGCAGTAACAGATGAAATGCTAGATGCCACAATCAAAATGGAAGGTTATAACACATTGGCAAACATAGGTGGTAATGCAAACACCGTAGGATTTAAAAACTTAAAATATGATATGTTTAAGGTCAACAGAGGAGATATCAAGTAATGCAAAAAGATTATATAATATATCATGAAACCACTGGTCAAATTAAATTTCATCAATATCATGCCACTGAAGCACAGGTTATTAAATTGTGCAGAGTCAATCCTGGTTTAACATACATGCTAGGTAAATGTCATCCAGATGGTTGCAAAGTAGATTTAAGTGGAGATACACCACAAGTTATACATGTTAACACTGACAACGTTATGGCTTGGTTAAGACAAAGACGCACATTGATGTTAAAAGCATGTGATTGGACACAGGCACCTGATTCTCCATTATCAGATAGCAAAAAAGCAGAATGGCAAACATATAGACAAGCATTGAGAGACATAACCACAACATATTCGTCTTTGGAATCAAAAGATGATGTAATTTGGCCAACTATTCCAAATTAAAGATAAATAGTTGTGTTATAATGCTTGTAGCACCTTAGTGTTGCAAGAAGTACCCTTAGGAGGCAAAAATGGCAGGTAGATTATTATCATTCTCCCAGTACTTAGGTGGCGCAGACAATGTCAAAGTACTAGAATTATTCCCAGGAGATCAAAAAAGTTTCACGTATCAATACGGCACAGATGATGTAAGTGGTTACACATTCACCGCAGATTATCAATCAATTTTATTATCAAGTTTGGCTTATGATAGAATAACTGGTGATCCAAATTTCACAGATACCACAGTAAATGGTTATTTCACAAATGCCGCAAATGTTGACGCAGCCACATATATCGATGAAAGCCTTGCTTCAAGTGGAACAATAACATTCACAATACCAGAAAACAGATACACAGGTAATGTGTTACCTGATGCCAGAGCCAATGTAGTGTGTACAGTAATGAGTTTTCAGTGGGAAACAGATGACACACCGCCTCAAAAAGATAGACATAGATGGGCAATTTTAGAAAGGTTTGACCCACAAGTAGGTAAGAATCCAGGTGATCCTAGCAACGAATCAGATTTCGTATCATTATAGGAGATTAAATGGCATTCTCAAATATAACAGTAACAACTAGTGCAAGTAATGTAACAGTCAGTGAAGATTTAACCAATGTAAGTGTATCCAGCACAATCAGTAACATTGTAGTAGGTCAAACATCCACAGTTTCAAATAGTGTAATTAGATCTGCAATAAGCAACACACTACCT